TGGCGACTTAACGCTTGATGCTGCCGCAGGTTCAGTGAACTTGACCGGCGGTGAGGCAGATGCTGCCGCTGTTAGAATTCATGCTGATAACGCTGCTGGCGGTATTGATATGGATGCTGGTACTGGCGGTGTTGCAATTGATGCTCAAGGCGCAGGCGCAATTAATGTTGGTACTGAGACAGATACGGGTGCCATCAATGTTGGTACGGGCGCATCTGCTAGAACGATTACGGTCGGGGCTGATGCATCGACGAAAGTTGATGTCAATGCCGCAGCAATCGAACTTGATTCTGGGGGCGATATCGACTTGAATGCTACTACGGTTGCAGTTACTGCTGATATGACCCTCTCGGGCGACTCCACTCTTGGTAGTTTAGCAAGCACCACCGCATCAGTCGGTGGCCGTTTGCAAATTGGCAAGTTTGACGGTGCAGACGATCTTGCTCAACTGAGTGACATGGCGGCCTCGCCGTCGTCGTATAATGGATCAATGATCTATCTTTCAGGAACGGCCCCATCCGGAGGAGCCGTGGGATCATACTTTGCCAATACTGAAAAGTGGTACTTCTGCGAGAGTGGATCTTGGTATCCATCCCCGTTTAGCAGTGACTAGTCATTGTCTTTTTGATTTAATATAATAAAGAACAAACTTAGTAATAGGTTTTTCCTCCCAGCACCTGGTGTGCTGGGTTTTTTTTGAATGTTGCTTTTTTTTGAGTTGTAGTATATCGTCGAACTACTTAGTAGTAATGACCAAGAACACCAGCAAGAGCACCAACCATCATGTCTATAAAGCGAAGATTGTTTCTGTTTACGATGGCGATACTTGCCGTGCTGATATCTATCTTGGGTTTGGGGTGGTTTTAAAGAGCAAGACAATACGCCTTGCTAATATAGATACCGCAGAGTTGAGAAAGGAAGAAAAGACTTTGGCAACTGCCGCCAAAGAAAGACTTTCAGAATTAATCCTAGGCAAAGAGGTATCCATTCGGACGATCAAGGACAGAACTGGCAAATACGGAAGAATAATAGGTACAATCTTCTTAGACGGACAGAACGTCAACGAGATGTTGGTGTCTGAAGGTCTAGCTTCCCGTTACCCACAAAAGACACCCCGCAAGAAAAACAAAAACAAAACATCAGACGAAAATAAAACACATACCCAGGTTGACAGCACTGGGGAATCCTCGAAAAAAGACTCCTTGACAACAAAGCTGGAAATTCCAGATAGCGTTAGGGCACTTGTCGAGAATGAAGTTCCTGCCATATCAGGATCTGCTGAATAAAACTGTATTTCACCATATAAGAACCTTTAATCGTGTAATTTAGTTGCAGGATGACACTTGCCTAGACTTCTGCGAGCTAGTTATTCTTGTTTGTGATAAATAACAGGTAAAATAATAGTGTTTTTGCGATTTATTACGCTACTTTTTACAATTTATTACACTACTTATTGGGAGAAAGATCTTTTTCATTTCAGAAATATTCCAGGGAGAATAATATGTCTAATAAAATGCTAGAACAAGCAATCATTGACGCCAATGCGCTAAAAGAAGTTGCGCTTAAGAATGCCGAAGCAACTGTCGTCGAGAAATACTCTCGGCAAATTAAAGAGGCAGTTGATAATATGCTGGAGCAAGATGAAGAAGAGCTCGACCTGGGTGCCCCAATTGGCGGTGAAGAAGAAATGGCGATTGGACCAGATGTCGGGGATCAAATCCCGCTGGCAGCTACTGACGGCGAAAAACTATGCCCGTGCCCAGAGGAAGAAGAAGCAATTGAGATTGATTTTGATGATCTACAAAATATGATGCAAGCAGCTGATGGTGCCGAATCCCCGATGCCAGAACCAACACCAGAAGAGGTTCTCCCGCCAGCACTGGAAGAAGAAATCACCCTAGAAGAAGACGAAGATGAGGTGATGTTCGAGTTGGATGATATCATAGGAGAAGATATGCCTCCAAACGCAGAAGAAGACGACGAAGAGAGGCGAGATCACGATAGAGACGCCGCAAAGGATGATTGGGACCATATTGTTAAGCTAGCAAGAGACGCACACCGAGATCATGTTGCCCGTTCGGGCGATGAGGGAGATGAAGACGAGGAAGAGAGAGACCGAGAAAGAGATGCTGCGGAGGATGATTGGTCTCATATTCACGCTCTCGCAAAAGATGCGCATGAAGACAAAGAAGACAGAGAACACATATCTGAGGCCGCCAAGATTAACAAGAAGAAGGTGTTACGAGAGAATGCTACATTATCAAAGGCTAACTCCAAAGTTCTTGCTGAAAACAAGAGTCTCATCTCAGAAAATACGACTTTAAAAGAAAACCAGAATAAACTCCTTGGAGAAAACAAGGGATTTAGAACACTTCTGGAAAAACTTTCACACACATTAGAGAGTGTAAATCTTTCTAATGCGAAATTAATTTATACGAATCAAATTCTAGGTAGCAACTCCTTGAATGAGCGACAAAAGATGAAAATTGTCGAGTCTATTAATGATGCTGATTCTGTTGAGACGGCGAAAGCGGTATTTGAAACCCTTCAAAGCGCAGTGGGATCATCATCTGATGACGGTCCAAAATCACTAAGCGAAGTAGTATCAAATAATCGCGCTACAATGTTTAAACGAACAGAAAAAAAACAAAGCAAGAAGGATTCCTATTCTAATAGGATGAAGAAACTTGCAGGCATTTAGCTTTATCATTTAAGGAGGAAAAACAATATGTCTATTTTAGAAAAACTAACAGAAGGCATCGTTGAAAGGGATCTTCAAAGAGAAAGTCATGCTCTCGTTGACAAATGGGAGAAGACCGGACTTTTGGAAGGGCTTGGAAACGATGCAAAGAAAAACACCATGGCGTGTTTACTAGAAAATCAAGCAAAGGAGCTTCTTCGCGAGTCTTCCAGCATGGCTGGTGGTGATGTCGAAGGGTTTGCAGCGGTTGCATTTCCGATTGTGCGACGTGTGTTCGCAGGATTGATTGCCAATGATTTGGTATCAGTCCAACCGATGAGTCTACCTAGTGGTCTTATCTTTTTCTTGGACTTTACCAAGAACTCAGCTCGCTTAGGCGACACCCCGGCCGGCGACTCAGTATATGGTGGCGGCGCAGTCGCTAATCAGATTACTGGTGGCGTATCTCTTGTTGGCGATGATATTTCGAAATCATTCTACAACCTGAATAACGGTTATGCATCCCCAACGGGAAGCGGCGATGTCACTGTTACTGACCTCTTGTCGGGTACTGTCGGCGGAGCATCTGCCACAGACAAGTCACTTGAGGAGATCCTACGTTATGATCCCGATATCGCTTCTGGAACGGCAGCATATGTTGGAACAGTAGCTATCACTGATATGGATCAGCTTAACTTGGACGATCTTGTCGCTATCACTATCACCCCCACTCTCGGCCGCCAAGCTCGACGCTTGACTCAGCTGAGCGGTACCGCTGGTACTGACTTGCTTGTTGTTATTGCTGCTTCTGGCAGTGAAACAGCTGACGACCTGAATCCAGCTGGCGGCTCTGCGGCCCACGCAGCGGAATGGCCAATCGTTGACGACTTCACCACGGGCGGAGCAATTGGTTCAGTCCTTGGACGTGCTGAATGGGGACTGGAAGACAATGTTGATATTCCAGAAATCGACATCAAGGTTGACAGTGTTGCAGTGACAGCACAAACCAAGAAGTTGAAAGCGAAGTGGACTCCAGAATTAGGTCAAGATTTGAATGCATATCATAATCTTGATGCTGAAGTGGAACTAACGAGCATTCTTTCTGAGCAAATCGCTCTTGAGATTGACCAAGAAATCTTGGAAGATCTTCTCAAGGGAGCGACTGCTGGTACGCAATACTGGTCTCGACGACCTGGAAAGTTTCTCAACAAGTCAACTGGCCAACCAATTAGCACGGATGCCAATGAGGCGCTTTTAGGAGCGGATTTCACGGGTACTGTGTCTGAATGGTACGAGACACTGCTGGAGACTATCAATGATGTTTCCGCTCAAATCCATCGCAAAACGTTGCGAGGTGGAGCGAACTTCTTGGTTTGCGGACCTGAAGTTTCCAACCTTCTTGAGTTTACTGCTGGTTTCAAAGCAACCGTAACCCACGATGATGATCGAGGAACAACGGGTGCTGTGAATGTCGGTAGTCTTTCCAAGAAATGGGATGTCTATGTAGACCCCTATTTCCCACGAAATGTTGTTCTGGTTGGACGTAAAGGAAACTCATTCCTCGAAAGTGGATATGTGTATGCTCCTTATGTGCCCCTCCAAACGACACCAACTATCTTCGGTACTGAAGACTTCGTGCCTCGCAAGGGCGTGATGACTCGGTATGCCAAGAAGATGGTGCGACCGGACATGTACGGGCTTGTTGTTGTGACTGATCTTCTCGGATAAGATTAGCGAGACAATATAAAAAAGATAAGGGCCTCTTCGGAGGCTCTTTTCTTTTGTCTTCTGACTATTTATAGGTGTAATCCTTTGGAGGAAACAATGTGGCAGTCCCTACTTTATCACCATCTTCAGCCGTAAGTGCTATTATCTTGCCGTCAACCGGCACCAGGGCAGACGTTAGTGGATCGTTGCCTTTTGGAGTATACACTGGTGCTGATTTTGTTTCAGGCGCAGTTGACCAAGTGGCATTCACTTATCGGAGACTCGGTGGAGACGTACTCGATATTGAACTTACCGCGAATAATGTCTATGCCGCCTACGAAGAGGCAGTATTAGAATATTCGTATATAGTCAATGTTCACCAATCAAAGAATACCCTATCCAATCTGATGGGCCAAGCAACCGGCACTTTCGACAGCTCCGGCGAACTACAAGCAGGAACTCTCCTCAATCAATTGAGTGGTACAGGAGCAGAGTTAAGATATCCGCGTTTTGATTTAGGATATGCTAACGCACTCGCTTCAGCTGCCTCTGAGAAGGCACAGGTAGGCGGCACTACGACTTTCTATTCCGCCTCCATAGATATTGTGGATGGTGTCCAAGATTACGACCTACAGTCTATCATCTCGTCTAGTGCGGCCGCAGGCGGAGTATCGTATGCCAGCGTAGATGTGAATAAGAAGGCGAATATCCAAAAGGTGTTTTATAAATCTCCACGTTCTTTTTGGAGGTTCTTCGGATACTATGGCGGCATAAACACAATAGGGAATCTCGGCACTTATGGGCAATATTCCGACGACAGCACTTGGCAAGTAGTTCCCGTATGGCAAAACAAACTCCAAGCGATGGCATATGAGGATGCTCTCAGCACACGAACTTCTCATTACTCTTACGAGATAAGAAACAACAAGATTAGATTATACCCCGTACCAGGCACGGATTGGGTCACAAAGGTTTGGTTTGAATTCACAATAGATACAGATCCTCTTTTTGACGACGCAGGTCTTGATACAGGTGTTGAGGGTGTCAACAACATGAACACCCTCCCGTTCGCCAACATCCCATATACCAACATCAACTCGATAGGAAAGCAGTGGATCCGGAGATTCGCTCTCTCTCTTAGCAAGGAAATGCTGGGACTCATAAGGAACAAGTTTACGACAATACCAATCCCAGGCGAGTCTGTTACGCTAAACGGCGACGCACTCTTATCCCAAGCGAAGGAAGAGCAGACCGCACTGAGAGAGGAACTGAAGACAGTTCTAGCTGAGATGACTTACGATAAGTTGGTTGCCACTGACGCAGAGATGATGGAATCAACCCAGAATTTGCAAGCACATATTCCAATGACAATTTTCACAGGATAGAGGGTATAGGCAGTGGCAGAAGATACTACTTGGACACAACCAACCAATCCTCCCCCTCCTATGTTTCTGGGAGCGGCCGAAAGGAATTTAGTCAAGCAGGTCAATGACGAACTCATAGAGCGAGTTATTGGGCAGGGGATTATTTATTACCCTGTGAGCATGAAGCACACAAACTATCATCCGCTCTATGGCGAGGCGATCCACAAAAGCTTCCTATCTCCGATAAAAGTAAATGCTTTAATCTCCTGGGAAGGGGACACGACAAACACTACGAATCTTGGCATCGACAGAAGGTCGAGCATTACTATCAATTTCCACAAGAGAAGACTGACGGAAGATCAGGATTTACAGGTTCAGGAGGGGGATTTTGTCTTATATGGTAACTTGTTCTATGAGATAGTAACGCTATCCCAACCCCGAGAACTCTTTGGACAGGTGGAGCACAAGATGGAGATAGCAGCTAAATGCATCCGCGCCAGAGATGGTGTGTTTGAGGAAGCGGCCCTTCCTGAAGTTTCTATTGCCAAATATAAATTAGGGAAGGAAGTGGTCAATAATGTATGTGTTTTTACTTTGAATATTCCTGATGACTGCAAGATATGTGTTCCTAAGTTTTCCGCTGACGACCCCAATTCTTTAGATTATAGAACTTTGGAAGAGTTTGTGGCAGAACCATGCAAATATAACGGATATCAGATCTACCTTTCGGATGCCGGCCCCTCCCCAATTGGCCCATTTACTATTTCTAATAAATGGTATTTTAATGAAGACTGCACCTGGTATCCAAGTCCATTTTATAAGATTTAGGGAGTGAAGCGACATGTCTGATAGCAACGAAAAAGTTACGATACTAGAACCATCAAACTTAGAAACAATTGATACAGCAGTATTTGATTGGGTTAATGAAGGGGTAAATGTCTTCTCCAATACTAATCGCGGATGGATGAAGATACCAGTTATTTGGGTGGCTGCGGAAAGAGCACACCAGTCTAAGTCAGATAAGAGTCTTCGCGACAAAGAGGGCGCCCTTATTTTTCCCATAATAACTGTGGAGAGAACGAGCGTTGAGAAGGATCTATCTTTTAAGGGATCCCTTCAGGCGAATGTATTTCCAGTTAACGATTATCGCGGAGGATCCATCCCCCTGGCCAACGTGATCAATCAGGATAAAACAAAGAATTTTCAGAATGCGGATGCCAAAGAGGCATATGGTCAGTTGAATTTCAAGGTGACCCCGAAGAACGACAAGATTGTGTATACTCACAAATCTATTCCCATTCCTGTTTATGTGACAGCCATGTATAAGATTGTTTTGAGAGGCGAATACCAACAGCAGATCAACGAAATGAGTCAACCATTTATGGTGGCCACTGGCGGCATTAATAGTTTTATTTTGCGTCAAAACGGTCACCGATACGAAGCATTCCTTCAATCATCCTATTCTCAAGAGAATAATATCGCCGATCTTGCCGAGGAAGAAAGGATATACCAAACATCGATTGAGGTAAAGGTGCTAGGAAATCTAATCGGGTCAGGCAACAACCAAGAGAAACCTCACATAGTCGAGAGAGAAAATGCTGTAGAATTCAAAATGTCCAGAGAAAGGGTGATAACGGGCGACGATCCAACTCACCCTGATAACTGGGGCAAGTATAGAGAATAAAAAGAGCATTTTGAAATTCTAAAAACTATTTACATCAGGAAAATAAGCGCCTAAAAAGCACAATGTATATTTTATATTACGAGGAGAACAAAAAACCATGACGGCACAGAAATTTAAATTTGTATCCCCTGGAGTTTTTGTTGACGAGATTGACAACTCACAACTGCCAGAATTACCAAACGCTGTAGGACCAGTAATCATCACTAGAGCGGAAAAGGGACCATCAATGGTGCCTGTTCAGATTAATTCGATGGCAGATTTTGTTGAGACTTTTGGCAACCCTATTTACGGCGCCGGTAGCAGTGATGTATGGAGAAGCGGACCAAATGTCTCCGCCCCCGCATATGGAACGTATGCCGCACAAGCTTATTTGAGAAATAGAAGTCCTGCTACAATTGTTAGATTGGCAGGCATCGAAGATGCAAATCCGACGACCAACGGCGGAGCAGGATGGCAAACAAACGGTGAACCAATGAGTGCCGCCTTCGCAGACGGAGGCGCATATGGATTGTTCCTTGTGGAATCTGGGTCAAACCTGGAAGAGTCTCCCACGGGATCTCTGGCAGCAATTTTTTACTGCTCGGAAGGATCTGTAGAACTCACAGGAACGCTGATGGACGGTACCACCACCGCTAGCGGAACCGCAGGGGTATTCTTATCGGATGCTACACCACATCAATATACCGCACTTGTGAAAAACTCGTTAGGAACAGATACTGATAAGGTTGTGTTCAACTTCGACGAAAATAGCAAACTTTACATTAGAAACGTTTTCAATACTAATCCGACTTTGGTTAACACTTTTGCCGGAGACAACGAGAAGACTTACTTCCTCGGCGAAACTTTCGATAGAAATGTTAGCGACAAACTCAATTCCCTCTCTTCATCGCTAGGGGTCATCTTGGGTCTGAGAACCGTTACTGCGGGGATAACAGCACAGCAAAACATCCAAGACATGCAACTTAGCAACGCATCTACTGGGTGGTTCTTCTCACAAGATTTAGGAGCGGCGTCTCTCTATAACGCTTTGAATATGCAGAACCTCTTCAAATTTGAAGCGATTTCAGGCGGAGAATGGGCACAAGCAAATCTTAAGATTTCTATTACGAGCATTAAGGCATCCCCGAGTTCAGATCAGCCATACGGAACATTCACGGTTCAGATTAGAAGAATAAATGATGCTGACGCTAGGGTTTCTCCGGTAGAAACTTATAGCGACGTAAACTTAAACCCTAATTCTCCAGATTATATCGCCCGAAGAATCGGCGATTCCTATAGAGTGTGGGATGACGAGAATAAGCGGTATCAAAATTACGGAGACTATGTAAACCAGTCACGATATATAAGGGTTATTTTGGATGCATCTGTCGCAGCAGGCGCCGCAGATCCGAAGTTCATTCCATACGGCGTATACGGGCCCACACGGTTTGATTCTTTCCAGATAATCAGCGGGTCCGACGGCGCAGCCATCGACACTTATGTCACCGATGTCATTCCAGATTCAATGGGTCCAGGAAGTGAGTTCGTAAGAACCGAACTTCCCATCACCGCCTCGTTTGAATTCCCAGAGTTACCTCTGCGAGCGAACAGCAACGATGCTACTTTGATTAATCAAAAAGATGCTTATTTCGGTGTTGTAACAAACATTGCTAACAGCAGCAGATTACAAAGGGATATTCCCGACTATGTTCTGAGGAAACCAGAAGGCCTAGACAACCTAGGTGTTACAGGCTCTCTGAACTATTCTTGGATTTTCAGTCTAGATGACATCTCCGGATCAAATACGACGGCAGAGGCAACATATACCTCCGGTTCGCGTGCAGACGGCGAATCTCTCACTGCGGCAGGGTATACATCTCCATCGGGTGTTGTTACCTCCGCTTCGTATGAGGCTGTGCTGGCAGCAGGATTCAATAAATTTACTACAATGCTTAACGGCGGATTCGAAGGTCTGAATATCCTAGAAAGGGAGCCTTTCGCCAACCGACTACTGTCCGGTAAGACGGCGCAGTCGAATTATGCTTTTGCTTCAATCGAACGAGCAATCAATGCGGTTGCTGACCCGGATGTTGTTGATTGTAATATCTTGTCGGCACCCGGTGTTACCAATTCGGTTATTGCCGGAAAACTCTTGGAAACTGCCGAGAACCGAGGCGATGTCCTCGCGGTAATCGACCTCGCTGGCGGATACCAGCCAGAAACGGAATCAACGGAAAGTGCTGCCAATCGAATTGGTAGTGTATCAGATACCATAAATCGGTTGAATCAACGAAACATCAACAACAGTTATGGGTGTGCCTACTATCCGTGGGTACAAATCAACGATACCATAACGACAGGAGGTTCCTTGTGGGTGCCACCTAGTGTGGTAGCGCTCGGAACTCTCGCCTCTAGCGAAGCGAAGAGTGAGTTGTGGTTCGCCCCCGCTGGGTTTACCAGAGGTGGATTGACTGAAGGAAGTGCAGGATTGCCAGTGACTAATGTGCGGCAAAGACTAACTTCGGATAATCGTGATGATCTGTATACGGCGAATATTAACCCCATCGCACAATTCCCATCTGAGGGCATTGTGATTTTCGGGCAGAAGACACTTCAAGTGACGCCATCTGCTCTCGATAGAATCAATGTTAGGCGAATGTTAATCTTCGTCAAGCGTGAGATTTCTAGAATCGCTTCTAGGTTGCTTTTTGACCAGAATGTTCAATCAACGTGGAACAGATTCTTGGGCCAAGTTGATCCATTTCTTGCGAGTGTTAAGACACGGCTAGGGTTGACTGATTATAAGGTTATTCTCGACGGCACAACTACCACACCAGAATTGGTTGATAGGAATATCATGTATGCCAAGATTTATCTGAAGCCTGCTAAGGCTCTTGAGTTCATCGCTCTTGACTTTATTGTGACGAGATCTGGTGCAGCTTTTGATGATTAAAAAAGAAATAGAAAACTATTTATAGTTACAAAACTGAGAACTGAGGAGAAAATAAAAAATGGCATTTTTGGAGTGACGCAACAATATCTGACCCGAAGAGGCAACACCGTTGGCTTGTGAGTATCGGAGCACCCGAACTATCATCGTATATTAGTTACGTGTGTAAGGCAGTTGCTAAGCCCAAAATGACGGTTGGCGAGGCAGAGCACAAGTTTATCAACCATACATTCTATTATCCCGGTGGAGTAACATACGATCCTATCACTCTCACCCTTGTGGATCCTTCGAATCCTTCCTCGACGCAAGCGCTGTATGACTTGATTCAGGTTTCGGGATACCGACTTCCAGATAATATTATTAACACCAGCGCTCCCACGCCTGCCGCGCCCAATGCAGATGTTTCAACAATCAGCAAGGCAGAGGCTGTGAAGGCACTTGGTAATGTTGTTATTACTCAAATGAACGGAGACGGGGCCCTGGTAGAAGAGATTACCCTGAAGAGGGCATGGATCAAGAGTGTTGACTTTGGTGGTGACTTGAACTATGAAAACGAAGGTCTTGTCGAGATATCTCTCGAACTTAGATTTGATTGGTTCAACATCTTCACTCCGACAGAACTCCTCGGATACACTACCACTGCTGGTAGTTGAACTCTGGAGAAGAGAAATAATGTTTAAATTTTCATCTAAGATGCCTTATACTATAGAAGGAAGTCTTAGGAAGATTTAACGAGGTAAGAATGACAAAAAGAAATAACGAGAAACGTCTCGGTTTACCTTCGACAGGTGCGAAGGAATCTGCTGATGTTTCGGCAGCAATAGAGGATGCTGGGCTATCCTTTGTATCCCCCACAGAGATGGTTGATTTGCCGTCAGAGGGGAAATACTACCAACCGGGGCACCCACTCCACAACGAGACAACAATTGAGATTAGGGAGATGACAGCGAAAGAAGAAGATATTCTGACATCGCAGTCTCTAATCCAGAAAGGTGTTGTCTTCGACAAACTTCTCAAGAATATTATTGTCGATGGTAGAATCAGCCAGGAGCACCTTCTTGTTGGCGACAAGAGCGCTATTCTCGTTGCGGCGAGAATCAGTGCATATGGCGAATTGTACGAGACTAAAACGACATGCCCTAACTGTTATGCGGATCAAGACATGTCATTTGATTTACGAGAAGCTAGCGCTAAAGGACCACCAGACTTGGCAGAAGTTTCTGGCGAGGTGGGGTCTGCTGTGAGAGACACGGGCAATGGTACTTTTATCGTGACGCTTCCCAAATCTCAGTTAGACGTAGAAATAAAACTGATTAATGGTACCGACGAGAAGAAGATATCTGCTGCCCGACAAATGAGAAAGAAAAGAAAACAGACTGACAACATGCTGACGGGCACCCTTAAGGCGTGTATTGTTTCAGTGTCGGGCACCGATAATCGCCAAGAGATAGACAGGTTCATTGATAACATGCCAGCACAAGATTCCAGATTTATTAGGAAGGTAATGGTACAAGTCACTCCGAACATTGATTTGACGCAAGAGTTCGTTTGCGAGGAGTGCGATCACGAGCAGGACATGGAGGTTCCTATTACCACGGACTTTTTTTGGCCTGACGTATGAATACGCAGAGATGGTATATGAGCAGATCTTTATCTTAAAGTATTATGGCGGATGGAGCTTCATCGAAGCATATAATTTACCCGTAAAATTACGAGGATGGTTCGTTGAGAGATTAGCGAAGCAAATAAAAGACGAGTCAGAAGCATCAAAGAAATAATAGAAGGCACCTACGGGTGCCTTTTGTTGTTATAAAACTATTTATCTAGTGGAGGATTTTATTCTATGAGTGACAGCGAAATAAGTGAAACAGAAGACGGAGATCTGGTACCAGCAGTTATCGACTTTACCAAAATGAGGGATGAGAGCGGAGAGGTAAGCGAATCTTACTTTCTTACTTTTTCGTTGGCGCTCCGGTGGTTGATGCCCGCACTATTTAAGGGCGGATCGATGCCCATAAGCATCAGGGGAACTAAACCCCAACTAGATAATTTCGCGAATGTAATGTCGAAAGAAAAGAGATATCTCGAATCCTGGAAGAGCAATGGATTAGATAGTCCTCACACATATAAGAATAAAGCAAAACTAGGTTTGGCGATTTCGCAGTTTGAGAGAACGACTGGTGTCAAGTGGCCGTTTAAACAATAAGGATAAAAAAGCAGAGTGGCAACATCCGCAGAAAAACTAAGTGCCCTACAGCGGCAGATCAAGGAGCTCACAGAACAGCAGGAAGAGCTGAATGAGAGTGCCGATCATTTCCTAGATATAGGAGAGAAGGCACTTGCTACGACTTCAGGCAGGATTGCCTTACAGAGAGAAGAACTTGACCAGGAAGCAAAAAGAGCAGGGTTGGAGCGAGAGCAAATCTCGTTAGCAAAGCAGAAGATAGAACTTCAGCGCAATGCACAAGGAGAACTTTCGGCGGCAAACGAAGAAGCACTGAAAGTTCTTGAACAAAAAGATGAATGGCTCAAACAACACAATAAAGTTTTAAAGGAACAAGCGAAAAGTCTTCACGCCCAGAAAGAGATCGCGGAAGCTTCCGCGAGCGCCTTTGGCAGCATTGCCAGCAAGATGATGATATCCCAAAGCGCCACGGCGGCCGCCGCAAAGAACATGTTTGTGATGTGGAAGAATGCCGTGAAAGTAGAAGGTGTGATAAAGGCAACATATAAGTCACTCAAGGCGATTGGAGGTTCGTTTCTTGATATATTCAATCCAATAAATCTTATCACTTCTGCGTCGAAAGCGATATTTGCAGCATCGTTTGAGTTCATGCTTAAGTCATCACAAGCGATGGCGGATTTTGCCAAAGCAACTGGCGACGCCGGAGAGTTGGCAGAAGGTCTAGGCAGTGCTATGAACCGTGGCGTTGGTGTCGGTATTCAAGAAGTCACAGCGGCCGCCGCAAGTCTGGCAGGCAGTTGGTCAAATATGGCAGATGTTTCAGTTCGAGCCAAGAACGAAACCGTTAATATGGCAGCAGAACTAGCAAAAGTCGGAATGGGCCTCGATCAAACAGGACAATCTGTAGATTTCATGACAAAGGGAATGGGCATGTCTCTGCCCGAAGCAGATAGGACGATGAGGGGTTTGGCATCTAGTGCTATTCACCTCGGAATGACATCTGCACAGGCGGGAGAAAACTTCCGTAGTATGGCAAGCGAGTTGGCACTTCACGGCAACAGGATGATGGCAAAATTTACTTCCATCGCCGCAACCGCCAAAGCGATGGGGGTAGAGATGCAAGATGTTGTGAGTGTCGGGGAGGGGTTTGAGACTTTCGAGGGCGCCACCTCACGAGTAGGTGACCTAAACGCCTATTTGGGCACTACAATGAGCGGCCTGGAAATGATGAAACTCCAGGTCGAGGAGGGACCAGATGCTGTTGCGAAGGAACTGATACGCAATATAAGGGCATCCGGCAAAGAATTTGAGGACTTGAATCGCCTTGAGATAAAATATCTCGCACAGACCGCAAATGTTTCAACAGAAAAGTTTGCCAAGATGATGGGATATAGAGACGAGGAGGCGGAACTTGCTGAAGCTAACGCCTTAAAAGAGCAGAAAAACCAAGAAAGGCACCAAAAACAACTTAGAAAATCGGTCAGTCTTGCCGAATCATGGATGATGACATTGGAGAGTGTTTTCGCAAACCCGAAATTGGTCACGGCGATGACGGCGATATCGGAAACCTTCATGTCATTCATGACCGACGCTAACGGGGCAAGCATGAGTCTTGGTGATAAGCTGGCATATATCGCCGAGAAATTTCATGATTGGCTCGTTGGTGCGACAGCGAACCCTGGTGGCCTCCTTACCAGGTTGGTAAGTGCTTTTAAATTCGTGATAGATAATTGGGAGTCCTTTCTTTATGGTTGGTTAGCTTGGAAGGCAATATTGCTTGCCATGCCGTTTGCGAAACTTTTTACGATGTTCAAACTCATGAAGGGCGCCGGGATAGCAAAATCTGCCATTACGGCAGCAACATCAACCGGATCAATCGTCACATCTTTACCAGGCGCCACCGCCGGCGGTGCCGGTGCCACCGCCGCAACTGGTGGCGGACTCGCCGCTGCCGCTACTGCGGCCGCCCCCGTCATCGCCGGGGCCGCCGTTGTTGGCGCCGTAGGCGGGGCGGCATATATGGGGTACCAGGTGCACCAGTCGCTGAGAGAAGAGGCGATGAACAGGAAGAGTATAGAAAACGATCTCTTCAATCGAGGCCTCCTGAAAAAAAATCAAAGCGTCGAGGAGGCAGCAGACGCACTGGCCGCCAAGCGTATAAGGGATATGGCGGAACTAGAAAAGAAAGAAAAGAGTAAAGTCACCGTAAAAGCGAAGACCCCCGCATTGAGTACCGCCACCACTGGCGGCGTATTCTCACCGACCGCACCAAAGAACGATGAAAAAACGAAAAGAGCACGAGCAGAAGTTGCAGAGGCAACCGGCAAGCAGCTAGCGGCCGCCTTCCTGAAAGAAATGAAGGAAAATGCTCAACCTGTAGAGATGGATTTCAAATTTACCTTTGATGATATTATGGGTGTGGCATCTCCAGCTCACAAAGTGCTGTACGACTCTATAAACAACACCCTAAAGAAACAGACGGCGTAGGTTGTCTGCTATATTGATACGAGCAAAAAAACCATTTCTCTCTAATTATAGAATATAGAGAAGAGGAGATATTATTATGGCAGTGGTGCAGATTACTAGTGAGCAATGGGCAAGGGGTTACGACCGTGGCAGTGGTGCAGATTTCTATAAAAACACCAATAGAGGACCAGACCTCTACAGAGAGTTGTCTTATGGTGAAGATCCTGGATTTACGGATATCGTCGATGACAAAGTTGTTGATTCCACGAGCAAATACTACACCGATCCAAGCACTGGTCTGGCAATAACAAAAGGTTATTTCATTGAGATATATCACATTATCTCTCAAACGCCTGTGTTTTTTAAAGCATTCCTCACAGATTTTACCGATAATTTTGTCGTTAACTACAATAAGATGCAGGTGATCGGCCGCCCTGATCCAATTCAGACATATCAAAACACTGAAAGAACTATAAATGTAGCATTTGATCTTGTCTCCTCCAACATAAACGAAGCGAAAGCGAACCTAATTAAGTCAAACAATCTTATTTCTATGATGTATCCTGCATATGATGATGCGGATTCTGGAACTAGTTTAAAATCCGGGCCCCTTTTCAAAGTCAAGATGGGAAACTTAATATGTAAACCAGGAATAAGCACATCAGAGGGCACATCACCAGCGAAGGATGCGGGACTTGGATGTACAATCGGCGGATTCAAATACGATCCGGTTATAGAAGACGGATTTTTCGATCCAGAACCGGGAATATTTTATCCCCAGACAATAAAGATCGATCTTGAGTTATCTATCCTTCACGAGCAGACTTTGGGATTTACCGGCACGGGAGAATCCCGATCCGGCACCGAGCAGAATATCGATGGCACCACGGTCACAATACCGGGGTTCCCCCATGGCGGGGCCCCAGCACTATCGCTCAACGGGGGCACGGGCGATGTCCGCCAAGATCTCCCCGACGGTATCACGCAGCAGAACGGTACCCGAAATACATTGGTGAGGAATGAGGGCGGAGATCTGGTAGAATTTGTGCGAAAAGGCAATGTGGTATCGAACATATATACTGCCAGAGGTGAAGATCGTCAAACAAGAGAAGGAGAGCGTCCGGGAATAAGAAGTATAGCGAGGTTAGAACAGCGAGTTATGAGCGAAAGGTTTAGAGTTCAAGCGAATAAGATTTTGTCCGCCAAGACCAGGAGTCAGATTGGGAGTGTCTATGATGACGCGGGTCAGGCATATACTGACTTTATCACTGATGGATATTTTCCTGAATAGAGACAACACATGGAGCGTAACAACAGATGCCATCTAGATACGACAACAGAAAAACAGCAATAAACAATTCCGAAATGTACAAGAAGCAGTTCGCGAATAGGGGCGTTAAGTTTGTAAGGCAATATAAGACGGCCAACATATCTTATCCTACCCCGCAAGAGAGATCCTTCCTGGACAGTTCAACAAGAGTTTGGACTGTCGGAGACAGGTTCTATAAATTAGCAGATCAGTATTATGGAGACTCCACTTACTGGTGGATTATCGCTTGGTATAACCAGGCACCAACCGAATCACACATCAGGGTTGGAGATGTGATAGAGATCCCGCTGCCACTCAGCAGGGCGATGAGCATCTACGCCAAGAGGTCTAGATAAGATGTCCCGTGATCCCAGAAAACCCAAAAAAGTTCAGAAAAGTGGCGGCCGCGATCCCCACTCCAGGGCCGCACTTGAAAGAAAAAAGGCAAGAGAGGTGGTGGCAGCAAAAGAGAAAGAAAAAAAAGAATATGGCGGGCTCACGCAAGAACAAATAGATATCGTAAAAAAGAGGGTTTTTTCTCCTGAAGAAGGTGCCACAACCTCAGTCGGCACGGGCAAAGAAAATTTTGAAGTTAGCAGTGGCGCCTTTTATACAGGGCTACAGAGGTTTGCCAACTTGGTGAGAGACAGTCCAGGCGTCAAAAAACTCCCTGCTGAAGACAAAATGAATATGCTAGAGCATATAGTGCATGAAACCGCTGTAAGGGCTGGTGAAGGACCAGATCCCCCCGACGAGAAAGGCAAATTTGGAAAGGGCAGACAAAACCAAATATACGCCGCAGCAGGAGAACTAGAGCAAACAGAGCAAGCATTTTTGCTCCAAAACATAGAAAGGATCAAGGTCGATCAACAGGCACCAGAACCAAGTGAGATGCCAAGACTGATCATAGTAAATACAGAAGGAAATCTGCTAAATAAATTGACATCAAACAAGACACTATCGTCCATGATGGGC